ATAAAAAGGCCGGAGGTAGCAGCTCCGACCCAGTCCCCTCTTGGTGCGACGCCGGCCTTGGCTTCCGGCAACTCAAAAATGCCACCAGATCCGCCTTGTCCGCCATTTGGTGCGAAAGAAATCGGATCGTTTAACAAATTAGGGACAAAAGTTCTTGCCGGTTATCAGCTGAAGGATGGCAAGTGCGTAAAGATCTGGGATCCAGTGCCTATCAGTCAGGTGGTCAATAATTACTTGCCGGACGCAGGACCCACGATGTCCATTGCGTTGACGGCTGCCTTTGCCACTACTGTGGCGATCTTTGCCAAGCCAATCGCGTCAATCTTGCAAAAGCTGGCCAAGCCTTTGACCAAGAAAGTGGTCAAGAAGATCAATCAGAAGCTTGGCCGTAAGGAGAAACTGGAATCGCTACAGGAGCGGAGGTCTGCTCAGCGTCACCGGAATCAAGCCATTCGCGATCTAAGACGGGCTTTGGGTAAATGATCTGGTGCGTATGGTCTTCTACCGGCTTGGGTTTTAGGACGACATCAGCGCAGATGGAATAAAACGGCGAGGTCTTGGCAAAGCCATAACCCTCACGCAGTGCTTTTGCACATGCGGAAAGCCTGCCCATCTCGTAGTTGAGCCTCTTGTCAGCTAAGGCTTGTTCGTAGAGCGCAACTTGTTTCCGTTGAGCGTCTTTGCACAGGTTGATAGGCCCCCAATCCAAGGGAATAGAGAAGGTGGCCGTGATGCCAAAGTTGTTGCTGAAGTTCTGGCGGTAGCCTGTCCTTTGAGGCTTGTAATACAGCACCGTGCCAGGGTTATCAGGGATGCCATCTGGGCTGTCTAACCCTGTTTCTGGGTCGATTAGGCCAAAGTTGTCGCTGTTGTCGTAAACCGGCTCTTGATAATACTGATTGTTTGGATTGCCAAAAGAGTGCGTAGTAGACGCAAAAGGAGAGATGTTGAGCGTGGCACCATCGCACTGGATACCACTACCGACTGAATACTTCATGTACTGCCCCGGAGTGATCTGGACAGCTTGATTAACGACTGAGCCACTGCTGTTGGAAACAGGACTTGCAGTTGCGCTGACTTGTGCTGCTGTTGGAGCGGTGTAGAGCAGGCTAAACAGCAGTGCAGAGGCTGTCGCTCTCATTGGCTGAACGTGCTGGTGGAGTCGATGACTGTTTCAGTGATGGTCTCGCGGTCAATGATTACCTTCTCAATCAAGCCAGGGCCTTGAAACGTTTCCGCAAACTGAAAGGCAGCCCCTGGAACGGTTTGCTTCCAGCTTGAGCGGCTTGAGAAGTTGAGGGTATTGGTGCCGGCTGACGGACTGACAATGCCGCTGGCCGGCTCCACGCCTGTACCGCTGACTGTGTACTCAAAGCCAGTGCGATAGCTTTCAGAGACGATTGATTCCTTGACGATCGTTTTGGACTCAGTGTGCGACGACACGATGCCCTGGCTGAAGTTGGGCACTACTGGAACGGCTATCGCTGGAGATGGCAGCAGCAGCAGCAGAATGATCAGCCGTTTCACCGGGTTGTCAGTTCGCTAATGACCTGACCGATAGCCGTTGTATTGGCTCCGCCAGGCGAAATCGTGACAGCGCCTGCTGTAGTGATCGTGCCAGCCAAGCCAGTGTTAACGCCTGCAGCTGTACTGGTGACATCACCAAACGCTGGAACGGCACCAACGGTTGGAGCTGACGTGGGCACCGTGTCGCCCTGCGTGTAGCTGGTCGCAAAGCTGAATGAGTTGCCAGCAGTCTTTTGAGTTGCGTCTGGGATTGTGATGGCATTCACGCCAGCCGTAGCCGCTCCAAGACCACCAAGAGCATCGCTTGTGGTTGAGCCACCCGAAGTCACGCTGGTATCAACACCAGTTCCGCTGATGGAGTAGGCATTGCCAACCCTGATGGCCCGTGTAGAAGCACCGCCGACCTCCAGTTGTACTGAGCTTTGGATTTTGTGGGTCAAATCAGCACGGGCAGGCAAAACAGCTGCCAATGTGATGCCCAATACCAAAATTGTGCGGGTCATTTGATGCCGGCTTTGGTGTCTTTGTTGTCAACGATAGTCGGTTTCTTATTTCCACTTCCATTGTTTTTGCGCTCGATGCCAAAGGACGCCATAGCGCCTGTCAGGAGTGACGCCACGAACGTATTGTCCATTTTCATTTGGGGAAAGATGCCCAAGTAAGAGGCAGTAAGAAGCGCAGCACTCCATGCCAAGACCAAAGCCTTGACGACATCTGCCATTGAGATGCCTTCTTTTTCGTGCTGATCTTCAGGGTTGGAGGCCATAGCAGAACAGAGCTACGCTTACAGCGTAACGAGGCCAAGCAAATGCTCCTTATCCTCAAGCCAATCCTGATGACCGCATGGAAATCAAGGGCCTTCAAGGAGTTGATTGTGGCAATGCTGGAGAAGATTGTCGCTAGGACTGACAATGACCTGGATGATTTGGCCGTGAAGCATGTCCGCGAGATGCTGTTGCCTGACACAAGAGTTGAAAAGTAGGTGTCGTCCGTCATCATCCAGCTGTCCTTGCTGCTGATGGGCGTGGCCTTTGCCTTGCTTCCGTTCTTTCAATTTTTCCGTGGTACGCCCCACCAGCTGGCTGCGATTAAACAGCTTGAGGAGTCCATGCCGCCGGAACTACTGGATGAAAGTGATGCGGACTGGTTCCAAGCTTGGAAAGAAAGCGGATATGACCAACAGGTTTACATGCCTTATTTCAGGCAGCTCGACAACAAAACAGGCACCGGCTACCGCGAGTGTTTTTCAAGCGCGGCGGCCATGGTGGCGGCGTATTACAAGAAAGTTCGGACAGATGATGAGTACAACCAGGTCCGCGCAAAGTACGGGGACACCACATCAGTAGAAGCACAGCTGGCGGCATTACGCAGCCTTGGCCTGCAGGCTGAGTTTCGGAAAGACGGTGACGCTGATTTGGTTGAGCTGGAGATTGAAAACGGCAGGCCGGTACTTGTCGGATGGCTGCATGCCGGGAACATGCTGTTAGGTGAGCCGCCAATGTGCAATGGCTTGGGCTGTGGCCACTGGAGCGTCATCAGCGGTTATGCGGGCAAAAACAGCAGCGATCCAGAGTGGATCATGCAAGACCCCAGGGGTTACCCAGAAATGGAAAAAGGTGGGCACAGCAACCCACACTTAGGCCGCAACGTTCGCGTTAGGCAGGCCGCCTTCTATCAACGTTGGCAATCAGAAGGACCTGGGACCGGTTGGGTGATTCTGGTGAATGAGTGAACTCTCAGTAGGATTATTTTTTGCGTCCTTCGGATGGCGGTTTTGTGTGACTGGGAGATCAAGGCCAGGTGCCGGCAGAGCAAAATGGTTGTCCCATTCGATGAAGACTTGCTGAACCCGGCCAGCTTGGACCTGCGGCTGGGTCTTTATTTAATGGTGGAAAGCATCTACAGCCCTGACTTGGTGCGTATCAACATTGCCGACAGGACAGAAGATGATGCGTTCATGCTTCAGCCCGGCGAGTTTTGCTTGGCTGAAACACTTGAGCTGTTTAACCTGCCCGACGACATCAGCAGCCAATTTGTACTCAAGTCAAGCCGCGCACGATCTGGTCTTAATCACCTTCTTGCTGGCTGGTGCGACCCAGGTTGGCATGGATCACGGCTGACGCTGGAACTCAAGAATGAACGGCTCCACCATGCGATCCCGCTGTACCCAAGCTTGAAGATTGGCCAAATGGTGTTTCATGCCATGTCAAACGTCCCGATGCACAGCTATCGGGAAACAGGCCACTACAACAACCACTTGACAGTCATGCCGGCTGTGGCATGAATTGAAAAGATTCTTCAAAGCTATGGGCTGGGCTGACTGGATGGTCGTCAACCAAACCCTTGAAGAGGAACTTGAGGTTGAACGCAGCGTCAGGGAAGTCAACAACTGCTCTGACGAAAAGGTGCTGAAAAGCCTTTGCACTGCCTTGGTTCGGCAGAGCTGGCATCAATCAAAACTGTTGAGCCAAGCTGTTGGCCGTATTGGTGAACTTGACGCCAAGATTGGCTGTGCGGACGTCTGAGCTGTTGACTATGCTTTGGCTTCTTCACCCTGAAACGGGCGAAGGACAAGTGACCTGCAGC